GCAACACCTATTGACACAATGGCTATGGATAAGGTAGAATTAGATAGGCTAAGTTTCATTGTAGAAAAACTAACGGAAGGAAATGATGATGATCGTGGCAATTCAAGGCACTAAAACATTTGACGACTATCAAATATTTCTCAGGGCAATGGGAACTGCACTGCGAGACCTACCAGCAGAAGATAAAGAGTTCTTAATCTTTGCTGCAGGTCCAGCACGGATCAACTCGTTTGGTCAAGAGTTTTCAAACATCACAGAGCGTACCCTGAAATCAAAGGGTATCAAAATTAAACTTGTTAAGGTTCCACCGTCATGGATAGATGACAACCTTAATACAATAGACTACTTTGCCTTTTTCTCTAAACCAAAAGAGACTTGGTCAAAGCAGGCACAACATGCACACGACAAAGATGCAAATCTTTGGGTGTACAGATTCTAATAACAACACTTACAACAGGAGAGTGAAATGATTATCAAATCACTTGAAGTAATGGAAGACATTGTCAAGAATAATGACAATCTTTCATGGGATGGCTGGACTGTCCTAGAAAATAAAACCAATGAAAACGGCATGATGTCTAAAGACGGAGCATTCGTTGATGGCAAGTGGATCGTACAGAAGCGTTACGAGGCAACTGCTAATGGTTGGGAGATTCCAAACAAGTTAGTTGGCTGAAATGGATAGACACAACTGGAAAGACGATGCAGCGTGTCTAGGCATGGATACCAACACCTTCTTTGACGAGTATGAGGAAAGTCCAGAATCAAGATCGTTCGTAGATTCTATCTGTGCAGAATGCCCAGTAAGAAAGCAATGTTTTGCATCTGCTGTTACGAGTAAGGCTTGGGGAGTTTGGGGCGGTATTTACTTTGAAAATGGTAAAATATCTAGAGAATTCAACAACCACCGATCTAAGGCTGAATGGTCTGAAACTTGGAAGAGTCTAACAATGGATAGGGATAAATAATGTATACAGATGAAATGCGTAGGGCTTTCAGGTCAATCGATCCGCCCAAAGGATTCAGTGTAGACCTGGTAGATAACGATCACTTCCTTAGTGTTGTAGCAAGAGAAGATGTCTTTATGAGATTGCTTGACGAAGATAAGCGTAGTGCCATTGAGTACATGGTTAAGGTCAAGAAGGCTCTTGAAGACAATGGGGCTATCGTTCTACTAATTCGTGAAGGAGGCAAAGAACTATGAGATATGACATAATTGCATTTCTTTTAATTAGTTTGTTTGCCATTGCTCTTGGTGCATACTCTGTATACATGTTTCGTAAGAGTAAGAAACTGCTGACAACCATTGTAGAGTTGCACATTCAAAGGGCAGCACTTGAAGACCTGATCAACAACCAGGCTCTTAACAAAGAAGAGAACGTTGAACAAAGCGATGGCTTTATCAAATTTTTATCAGAGTCTCGTGAGTGGGCGTTTGATTATATTGATAATGTCCAGCAACTAATATTCGTATTAAAAGAAAAATACGATAACAAGAAGGCACTTGACGAAGAGTTGAAAAAACTTTTTGACATGCTGCCAGAAAATAACAAGGAGAAATAATGAACGCACAACTAAAGGCATTGTTGGCATCTTATGGACGCTCAGTCCTTGGTGCTGCACTAGCACTTTATCTTGCAGGCACACCACTAGAGGACTTGCTTTATTCTCTATTGGCAGCGTTGGTTCCTGTAGCACTACGCTACGTAAATCCAAAGGACCCAGCATTTGGTAGAAAGTTGCCACCTGTAGAAGAAGTTGCAGAAGCACTAAAGGATGTAAAGGTTGTCAAGGCTCCAGCAAAGAAGCCAGCAACTAAGGCACCAGCCAAGAAGACTGCACCAAAGAAGTAGTAAAAATAAAAAGATAGCCAGGGTAATTCCCTGGCTTTTCTTTTATCTAAAAGTCTTCGTGATAGATCTTAGCAGTATGAATTATGTAAACATTTTCATATCCAAGTTTGTGAAAGTTCTGACAAACAACCACGGTATCACAATCAAACCTATTGGTAATTGGATTAATATATCCATACCTAACGCCTTCTCTAAAAGGTTCTGCACGATATAGACAAACACCATTTGAGGTTGCATAGTATTTGTCATACGGCTTTGACGTAACATCATACAGTCTTACCTCTTCATGACTAGTAAACCTTGGACCCTTGCGAGTAGCCCAACTATCATAAACAGGATGGTTATTAACCGTTAGTCCAGATACGATATCAAAATCTGGTTCTAATTTTCCAAACTCTAAAATTTGCTTCATGGTCTTCATATCAAATCTCATGTCAGACTCAACCATCATTACGTAGTCAGCCTTTGCCAAAAAGTTTTTTGCCTCAATTGCCTTGTTTCTTGCTATAGATAGATTCTTAACTCTATCCTTAGACTTGACAGAGCCATAGTTCTTGGTCATAAGTTTCTCAGATATGAATGAAAAGTCTGAGAAGAACGACCAGTCCTTTTCTTTAATTAGTTTGGGGGTACCATCCGTAGAATCGTTCTCGTAAATAGACAAAAAGAATTCGTACTTTGGGAATGATTCAACCATCTCTTTAAGTTGATCGTAATATCTGTCTATGTACTTTGATTCATTTCTAATCACAGAATAGACGAGGACTTTAGGCTTTGACATAAAACTCATTTCTCTTTACAACTATTATAGCATCTGCTATAATATATATGCCTGCCAATTGGGGGCAATTAACTCGCTAAATATTAGGAGATGATAATATGGTATACAATCGTACACCACATGTAGGAAGAGATCTGCTCTTCCCATTCGGAGACCTTGCTCAGGAATTTGAGAAGGTATTCAATCAGCCAGTGAAGGCAACTTACCCACCATACAACGTAATTAAAGTAGACGACGATGAATGGATTATTGAGTTTGCTGTTGCTGGTCTAAATAAGAACCACCTTGACGTAACTTTGCACAATCGCATTCTAACGGTCAAGAGCAATTCAGAACAAACAGAAGTCCCTGACTATCTTCACAAGGGAATTGCTAACCGAAAGTTCGTTCGATCATTCACCCTACCAGAGCACACAGAGGTTCTGAAGGCTGAAACTCGTGACGGTATCTTGAGTATTACTCTAGTACGAGTAGTACCAGAGGAAAAGAAGCCAAAGTCAATTAAGATTGACTAATAGACGGCAGTAACACACTCCTGGACATGAGTATAAACTGTCCATCTTTCATGCTATAATATATACATGCCATATCATGTTGGAGAAAAGGGATCATACGGTTGTTCGGGTTACCCTGCCCTAAAAGACGACGGAACCGTAATGGGCTGCCACACTACTAAAGAGGAAGCAGCCAATCAAATTTATGCTATCAATCAATCTGAAGGTAACATAGACAAAGTAGAGCCGTGCTGGGAAGGCTACGTAATGCGTGGCATGAAGCCAGGCAGCGGTGGTCGCATGGTTCCAAACTGTGTACCAGTAACCAAGGCTGACAGACCAATTCAAGAAGGCGACTACGTAATGGGCGGAACCTCTGAGGGAATTGTGGTTGGTCAAGTAGAGCACATTATGACTGAGGGTGGAACATACGGTACACCAGGCACTGAATATGCTATTGAGTCTACTCCAGAAAACCCTGCTATGGCTGTAAGAATGTTTGAGCAAGAAGAGGACGGAAAGTTCTGTCCTACCGCATACTCAATTGGTATGCTATACAACGATGCAATGATTGTTGACATTGAAGTTGACATCGAAGAAGAGGATGAATATGAAGACGAAATGGAAAAGGCTGAGGGCTATTCTCCTCCTGCTGGTGCCAGGTCTGCTGCTCGTCGTGCTATTAAGTTCAAAGAGGACGGAAAAGCCACTGGTGCAGGAACTGCTGTTGGATGGACTAGGGCTAGACAACTGGCTAATGGAGAGACACTCTCGCTAAGTACAGTGAAACGCATGTACTCATACTTCTCACGTCACGAGGTAGACAAGAAGGGTAAGGACTGGGGTAACTCAGCAAATCCTTCAAATGGCTATATCATGTGGCTTGCTTGGGGTGGAGACGCTGGTTTCTCTTGGTCAAGACGTATAGTTCAAAGAGAAATGGACAAGGCTCTGTTTGCTGACTTTGGTAAGGACTATACAAAGCCAACCGCTATCACTACTATCTGGAAAGACTAATAGTGAAGAAGGCAATTATTACTGGCATTACAGGTCAGGACGGATCTTATCTTGCAGAACTTTTACTTAACATTGGCTACCAGGTCCACGGTATTGTAAGAAGATCATCCACAGACAATCTTGTTAGAATTAAAAACATCCTAGACAACGATAACCTATTCCTTCACCAAGGAGATCTGACTGACTCGGTATCTATTAATAATCTTATTAAACTTGTGGAGCCAGACGAGATTTACAATCTTGGTGCACAAAGCCACGTTCAGATATCCTTTGACACGCCAGAGTTTACTGCAGAGGCAGATGGTGTTGGAGTATTGAGAATCCTGGAAGGCATTAGAAATGCTGGACTAACCAATAAGACTAAGTTTTATCAAGCATCTACATCTGAGATGTTTGGCAAGGTACAGGAAGTTCCACAAAAGGAAACCACTCCATTCTATCCAAGATCGCCATATGGTGTGGCAAAACTATATGGTCACTGGATTACAAAGAACTATCGTGAATCTTATGGTATGTTTGCTACCAGTGGAATTCTATTTAATCACGAGTCACCTAGACGTGGAGCAAACTTTGTGACAAGCAAGATTGTTTTGTCTCTTAATGCTATTAAAGATGGCAAGATTGATACTCTAGAACTTGGTAATCTAGACGCACTTCGTGACTGGGGACACGCCAAAGACTACGTATATGCCATGTGGCTAATGCTACAGGCTGACGAACCAGATGACTATGTAATTGCAACAGGCGAACAGCACTCAGTCCGTGACTTCGTAAACATTGCATCTAAGTATTTTGGCTTTGACATTGAGTGGCAGGGTAGTGGGGTAGATGAAATTGGTATTGATAAGAACACTGGCAAGACTATCGTAAAGATTAACCCTAAGTTCTTTAGACCTGCAGAAGTTGAGACCCTCCTAGGCGATCCTCGCAAGGCTGAGAGGGCTTTGGGATGGGTTCGTAAACGCTCATTTGCAGACTTGGTTGAAGACATGTGTGAGAACACTCCCAAAGTTTTCCCTAATTATTCAGCAGAATAACTTGACTCCAGGGCTTGCCCCTGATACAATATATATACAAGGTCCCATAGTTTATCGGTTAGAACGTCGCCCTTTCACGGCGATAGGAGGGGTTCGATTCCCCTTGGGACTGCAAAATATTCCCCCTTCGTCTAACTGGCAAGACTCCAGGTTTTGGTCCTGGCTATAGAGGTTCGAATCCTTTGGGGGGAGCGTCAAAAGGAGAGACATGTTTATATCAAAAGCAAGACTAGAAAAGATCAAGACTGAAGCCTGGAATGATGGCTTTGACACTGGTCGTAAAAAAGCGGTAAATGAAACCAGAAAAGTGTTCATAAAACTATTGACTAAAGAGTCGGACTTGGGTATAATTGATAGCATAACAGGTCTCAATAGAGCAATAGAAATTCTACGTAAAGGAAAGCAGTAATGCACGAACACGAGGGAGAATCCCTATTAGACACAATCATTGAAGTTACATTTGGACTAGAGCATATGGCTGCAGAGTTTTTCTGGAATGCCGTGTTTCTCTTGGTAGGCTTTGCCGTATCAAAGGCGGTAGCACTACGCAAGATCCACAAGTACATCGATGACAAGCACGGTGTAAAGCACCAGAAGGATGAATACTAAAATGATTAAACCACTAGAAGATAAGATTGTAATTAAGCCAATTGTAGAGACAGAGAAGACTTCTGCATCTGGACTTATTATCTCAACACTAGAAAAAGAAAAGCCAACTGAAGGCATTGTTGTTGCTGTAGGCAATGGTGCAACTTTTGCTGACGGTACTAAGATGACTATGGATCTAGTGGTTGGTGACAAGGTTATCTATTCTAAATACAGCGGTACAGAGATTGAGCACAATGGTGAAAGTCTTGTCATCCTTCCATACCGTGATATTTTTGCAGTGGTAGGTGAGTAGAATGCCAAAGATTACTATTGAAGACATGACACCAGAACAGCAGGTTGTTATTCAGGTTCTTATCAATGAGGGAAAAATGCAGGCATACGAAGAGTTGCTTGAAGACCTGGAGAAAGAGCATTACCTTGCATCTGCAGAAGACCCATATTATGCATACTACATTAAGCATGTCATTGAAAGAATTCATAAACTGTACGACCCACTTGCGAAAGATGTAGAGTGATACAGTGATTGACTGGTCGTTGGTCCTAAAAATGGTGACCGACATAAATCACGTAATTGTTGACTTCTTTTGGAATACCATCTATGAGTTGACAGTGGCAATTATTTCATATAAAATTATTGTCAAGAAACTAGAAAAACGTTTTGTAGAAAAGAATAAAGATGAATCAAATTAATGTATTGGATAACGGTTATGTACGTCTTGTTGATACTCTTGGTAACGATCTATCTGTCGTTAACGCTGCTCGTGTATCGTACGATAAAGAGTCTGAAGAATTTACCACCAAAGACGAGAAACTTATTGGCTTCCTACTTCGTGAAGGGCACACGTCGCCATTCCGCCATGCAGCACTTACCTTTGAAGTCTATGCACCACTCTTCGTTGCAAGACAATGGTGGAAGTATGCAGTCTCTTCAACACACGTAGACGACCAGAACGGCTGGAATGAATCTTCTCGTAGATACGTCACGGAAGACGAACAGTTCTACGTCCCTAGTGCTTCATCTTGGCGTAGTAAGCCAGAGAATAGCAAGCAGGGTAGCGGTGAGCCAATTCACTACTCTATTGGTGCATACTATACAAACAAACTAAATGACATCATTAACGAGGGAACACGCCTATATCAAGATGCTATGAAAGATAATGTGGCACCAGAGATTGCTCGTCTATTCCTGCCTGCATACAGTATGTATGTACGTTGGCGTTGGACTGTATCGCTGCAGGGAGTAATGACATTTCTTGAGCAGAGGCTAGAACATGATGCACAAAAAGAGATTCAGGACTATGCTCTCGCTGTTAAAGATCTAGCACATGGAGCATTTCCACAAACGTTTAAGGCGTTGCACTCATGATCATTGGTCTTAGCGGATATGCACAAACAGGCAAGGATACAGTAGCAAGCCACCTAATTAAGAACTACGACTTTCGTAGGGTGGCATTTGCGGACCCAATTAGACAGGCATTGTATAGACTTAATCCATTGGTTGAGGTTGGAGAGTTTCGTGCTGTCCACCTACAATCTCCAGTAGATAGTATGGGTTGGGAAGAAGTAAAAAAGATCTCTCCAGAAACCAGGAGGCTTTTGCAGATTCTTGGCACAGAGGTGGGTCGTGAGATGTTTGGTCCAGATTTCTGGGTAAACCAGGCTATGAAGGGCGTTGGCAAATTTGATAAGGTGGTGCTAACCGATGTTAGATATCCCAATGAATACAGGGCTATTAAGAATAGGGAAGGAATCATTATCAGGATAGTTAAGCCTGGTATTGGGGCGGTAAATGGACATTCTTCCGAAACAGCCCTTGACAACTTTGCATTTGATGCTACAATTGTTAATGACGGTTCGATATATGACCTGAATAAGAAGATAGACAATCTGATAAAGGAAAGACTATGATTGACTCAGTTAAAATTGGTCCACAAGTATTCTCTATAGAGTTTCGTGATACTCGTGAAGACGGCATGTTAAACGATAACTCATATGGCTACACCCTAGACCAAGGAAACTTGATCGTAATCGCTGCAGATGTTAGTGAGAGCAAGCAGAGAGTGACAATGGTTCATGAGATTCTGCATTCCGCTCGTATGATTTTTGAGGGAACTACAAAGCCAAAGAAGAAGGCGGATTACGAAGAGTGGGAACACCACTTCATTGGCATTTATGAAAATGCCTTCATGATGATTCTGCAAGACAACCCAGAACTAGTTAAATGGTTGACTAAATAATTTATAGAAAAGAGTACGAATGAGTTACAAGCAAGACATCCTTCGCCTAAGAGCAGAAGGAAAAACATATGGAGAGATTAGCCAAGAACTTGGTTGCTCCAAAGGTACTGTAGCATACTACCTTAAAGACACTACAGACTATTCAGTAAAGGAAGTTAAAATGCCATCAAACAGTTTTTATAAAGATAAGACAATCACTTACATTGAGAACTATAAGATTAAGCGTCCATGTATTGGTTGTAGCCAATACCTACACCACAGCCAGATGGACTTCTTTGACGAGAGCCTGGAAGATCAGATCGTAAAGTCTGTAATTGACCAAGAGACTTTTGAAGAGGCAAAGCGACAGATTACACAACTAAAGTTTTTGTGTGCTAACTGTAACCGTCTTCGTAAGTTTAAGGAAGAGAACAAGGGTAAGTAATTACCCATCAGCCCCTATAACTCAGTGGATAGAGTGTCAGACTTCTAATCTGTTCGTCGTAGGTTCGATTCCTACTAGGGGTGCTCATACCTAGAAGGATTGGGAAACATGCTACCTAGGATAGTTTGCTTCACTTCAGCAAAAGACTTATCTTCGGTAGATATAAATGGATACTCGGTTCCAGCATAAGACAGGGAACTCATATAACTTGTGCTAGAGTACTTCTTAACGTCCCTGATCGTCTCTGACGCTATGTTATAAAGGTTGCCATATAAAGACCTAGGCTGAACTTGCAGATAAGCAACCTCACGTAATTTTGTTTTATTAAATATCATTGGCACGTGAATATCGTAATCAATCGGGTTCTTGATACCAGATCTTTTTAAATGCTCTAGCGTCTTTTTTAGTGCAATCACGTATGATGATGTAGGATTTATTTGGCGGTATCGATTAATCTTATCTGTAAGCAATCCACCATTATAATTAATAAACTTGTTAATAGGTTTGATAAGAAAAAAGTCGTCATTCATAAACACAAAGTCTTCAGATATTTCTGGGTTTTCGCATACAGCAAGCAGGGCAAGCCTAATGTTATTAAATTTACCAGACGTATCCTCTACTGGCATAAAGTTTCCAGTATACCAAGATGGTTTGTATCCAACTACCCAGACACGATAATTCGGGGAAAATTTTTCAATGGATCGTAATGAATATCTAAGTTCCTCATTCTCGCCTTTGCGACACACATAGACCAAGTCCATGTTATCCCACTTGGTTTACGGTTGCAATAACAGAAGGAACGGCAGGGTGTAGGTTAGCACCAGTGCCAGTAGGGGCAAGAACTTCCAAAACTGTGTGATCGCTGTTAGATGACCACATAATTTCGTAGTAATCTCCAGCGGTAGCGTCAACAAAGAAATTCCAGGCAGCAACATAATAAGGATTGTTAGCAGTAATAGATGCTTTAGTATTTGTCCAAGCCATAGCAGTTCCATTTTTAGCAAGCCAGATGTTTACAATAGAAGAACTGTTTGTCTGATGAAGTTGAGCAGAAAAGGCAATGTTATATTTGCCAGTGTGCCCCATGGTAATCCTAGTATTATTGGTTCCAGCAATTGAGATACCGTTGGCAAAGTCAGTAGTTCTTAGTCTCATTGCTTGAATGGTATCTTGACCTGCATCTTGTTGTAGTTCATCAAAGAATGACCCGTAGTAAAGAGATGCTGCACTGCCAGCAGGACCAGCAGGACCCTCTGGACCAGGAGTTCCATCAGTGTGATTGGTAAACCTAGACATTAACTACCACTCTCAAGATTAGTTTTCATTACAGCAATTTGAGAATTGTTAGTGTCTGTAATTGCATACATGGCATCTTTTCCAGGGAGTTCCCAAGAGATTGCGTGTCCAGGGGCAATACGATATCCGTAATTTGAAGACGTAACGCCCTCTCCACCAAGATAAACATATGCAGAAGCGTGAACGTTTTGGATTGTGATATCCATGCCAGAGTGTAGAACTGCTGGGGTAAGCCTAGTAGCAGTAGAACTGCTAAGGGTTACGAGTGCGTGAGTAGTCATACTACTATTATACAGCAATTATTCTGATAACAACTGATATGCCCAGTTAAGAACATCTAGAGCAATCTGGTCATTAGCCAAATCTTTTTGTGCAAGCAAGGCACGGAACTTTTCAAAGAAAAGAATTCTCTGATAAGCAACAGCAAGATCAAATACCTGCTCACCAGCAGGACCAATAACATTGATTAGTTTGGTTAGTTCACGAAGAATCTCTTCTGAGTCCATCTTATTATTATACCGCTGTTTTCTGTTATAATAGATATATGAATAATTGTCCAATATGTAATGGAGACCTAGTAAATGTTATCTATGGTTATCCAACACCAAAACTAATTGAAATGGCTAAGACTGATGGCATTGTGCTGGGCGGTATGCCAAAGGGATTTAGACCTACTCACTACTGTCACTCGTGCCAGGAGCAGTTCCCTCAGAACGATCCTGCGTATCCAGATTTTTCATATCAAGATCTTTAAACATTTCCTCTAGGTATGCTCCACGTCTAAATGAGGCTATAATCTCTTCCCCAGTAATGTCATAGTCAAAGTCCTCATACTTAATAGTATAAGTTCTATCTGGGAAAATAAGGTATCTAAACTTTGACATGATACCATTATAGCATTTGGGGTAGACATGGGTATAGGTTGAATGGTATAATTATAGGATGAATAATAAGTATAAATCCCAGATAATTATTGCCCTGTTCGTAATGCCACTATCAATTGCTAATCCAGTCCAGGCAGCACCTGCTGTCAGCACAGTTGTCACTGTTAAGCCAGACGATACGTTGGAACTTCTAAAGCCTACTAAGATTGTTTACACTAAGAAGACAATGCTAAAGCCACACGAACTAAAGGATATCCTGCACGAGGTGGGGTTCCGAGGAGAAGGCTTGAAGAAGGCATGGGCTACTGCCATGAAGGAATCAACAGGCAGACCAATGGCACACAATCGTAACAGCAACACAGGAGACAACTCATACGGTCTATTCCAGATCAACATGATTGGTTCTCTTGGACCAGCACGACTTAAGCAGTTTGACCTAAAGAATAACAAAGAACTATTTGACCCATACACGAATGCTAAGATTGCATTCCACATGTCTAACGGTGGCAAGGACTGGTCAGCGTGGCACGGCATCACTGAGACAACAAGGTCTTGGATGAAGAAGTTCCCTAACTAAGGAGTATTATGGACATCAACAATCTAGCAAACATGCGTCTATCTGACTTTGAGCAGATCGGCAAGGCAGAATATAACAAGGGCTTTCGGGCTGCACTTGAGACAGTAATTAAACTATTAGACCAGCAAGTATGTGAAGACTATCTGGCTGACGATGCATGTGAGCACGATGGCTGCAGTAAGTTCTCGGCGTTGGCACAAGGCATAATCACTGTTAAGAATAATATACAATAAAGTTCGGCGGTAAATAAGAGAACAAATACAAGCCAAAGGCTTGACATTCTCTAGTATCCCCTGTATACTGTATATATAAAGTTTCCGTTAAACAAAGGACAAACATGCAAACTTTCATGCCATTCAAATCTTTCTATCACACTGCCCAGGCATTAGACAATAAGCGACTTAATAAGCAAATCCTGGAGTGCTACCAAATCCTCAATGTTCTATCAAACGACGATCCTCATGCTGGATGGCGTAATCATCCTGCTGTCAAGATGTGGCGTGGTTTTGAGATGGGTCTATTTCAATACGCTATGGTCATGATTGAAGAGGCTGACAAGCGTGGCATCAAGACAGAGAACAATCTTCGTAATCTCAACGAACTTAACGAGCGTAAGTATCAGGACTGGGGTTATGGTATGCCCTTCTGGATGGACGACAAAAAGGTTATGGCACGTGTGACAACTACACACAAAGCAAACCTATATCGTAAAGACCCAGAGTATTACTTTGAATTCGCTACCGCCGTCGAATCGAAAAACAATGAGCCATGTTGCGACAAGTGCCAGTACTATTGGGTTACTCACAAGCAGGTTGCATAATGCCCAAGATTGGTTGTCCGAGTTGCAGGGCACACCGCTGTAAGCAGCACAAAGTAACACCATTCAGTATGTGGTGGTTGAGGTATGTAAAGAATAATTTTATGCGTATTAAGTATGCGTTTATCAAGGGAGAGAACAAGTGATCAAAGTAGAGAGCGATATGCTAGTCCTAGATGCAAGTGTCAGTAAGTCTGACCACATTGCTATCAATGAGTTTATCGGTATTGTAAAGCGACAGGAACGTGAGCGTATCATTAGTTTAATTAAAGATAGGGTGAGCGGAGCCAAGGAATACGCTAAGACTGGACAAATTAGAGCCATGCAAAGAGACGTAACCTTTGAAGACCTTGAGGCTATCTCAGAGGCTATTATCTATGGCATTAACAAGGAGAGCAAGTGAAGACTTATATCTATCAAGACATCGGTGGTATAACTACTAATTGGCATAGCGGTGGCTCACTGCTCATTATTACCGATGGAGACCCACAGGATAAATGGAACGAATACCGTCAGGAGCAGATCGACGATGAAGAATATAATGCAGATAGTCTTAGAACTGATCTTCCTGAGCCTAGCCTTGTCTATGCCTGTGATTTTGATCCTGGCTCTTTGTTTTCCGTGATGGTATTTCCAGATGCAGGGTGTTGCTAATGAACAAATTTCTTAATATATTCAAATGGCGATTACGCCTAGTTCAAAAGGGCTATGACCTTGGATGGAAACATGGACATGAGGCTGGCATGATAGAAAACCACAAGCAAATCATTGACCTTCTTAACAAACACATCCACGATGTTGACTGGCTAAAGGAAGATCCTTACACCAGGAAAGAACTCGTTCAAGTTGTTGAGAACCACGTTACAGACAAGGAGCCTG